CTGCTTCACGACGTTCTTCTGGTGAAACTCTTCTGGACGGAGTTGGTGTCGCTGCTGGTGTCGCTGCAGCACTTCCGGGTCTTCCGGGTCTTGAGCGTGTTCCTCGAGAAGTACCAACCGCTCTTAAATTACACATGCTCATCAATTGATTATATTTAGTAGCATTTACTTCAATACCACGACCACTTACGGGATTTCTTATTGATAATCTCTCTCTATCCCGAAATCTGTTTTCTGGTTGATCAGCAATTATTAAATATGCACATATTAGATCCTGTCTATTTAATAATACTCGTGCTAATCTGAATGTCCTATCACGTGAATTACCTAATATAAAAGTTCTTTGATTTTGAGTTTGATTATATCTAGTAAGTGTTGCTTCTGCCCATGCTAATCTTTCTTCATTTGTAAGTTGTGGTGTTAAACCATCAGGACCCGCTGGACCCGCCTGCGCTGCTGCCGGACCCGCCTGCGCTGCTGCCGGACGCTGCTGCATACGGCGGCGATTTTCATCAGCCTCAATTTCCGCCATTTGTAGACGAATAAATTGTTCTTCAAGTTCTTCATCACTGCTTCTTGACGCCATTATAAATATAATATAAAATAATATAATATAAAATAATATAATTATTTCTTAGTATCACGTCTACGGTTAGGTCTACGGCCACCTGCATTACCAATACCAGGGTCTGAATTTAAAACAGCTATAACTAATCTTCTATATAAATCTTCTTTACTTGATATATTTAATGGCAAATCAATTGCAAAAAAACATGTATGCGATTGTGGTAATGCACCTGTAATAGTACTATGTATGCAATTTATACTATATTCTTTCCCATGTATTATCTTGGGATTTCCCGACCAAAATGCTATTAATTTTTTGAAAAATTCAACAAAGAGTTCTTCACGTAATTCATCAGTTGCGTTTGGATATTGTTCTGTATCTACAGGATAATCTTTTCCATAATCAAATAATATTTCTTGAAACCAATTATATATTCTATTTCCTTCACGTATAGAATCTGATTCTTGAAAAACCATTATATAATTTACAAAATACTTCATAGTAAACATCTTTGAACTCGGGGGTATATATCTATTTGGATAATGTATATGTTCATGTAATTCTGGTTTTGTAGGTATCTCATAAGATGACAATAATAAATCCAATGTAAGTACTGGTTTATTCTTTAAAGTACGTTTAAAAACTTCTATTATATCATAGCTATTAAAACCAGATATGAAATTAGCTACTTTAAAATCAAGTCGTAATGTAGATAAATCGCCTACTAAACTTGCTGTACTTGAAATTGTGCGACCGTAACTTTCATACATTGCTACTTTGCGAATATAATGTTTTAAATTTTGTATTGTTATCGATAAATCACGGCTCCCGTTATGTAACGTAAATGGAGGGTCATATGGTCTATGTTGTTCGGCATAATCATTAATTGTACCAGCAATACCCGGTTCACTATAGTCATTTTCTGCTAAATAAACTTCAGGTGTTTGCATATAACTATCGCCTTTTTTAACTATTGTTCTAGCTAACCCAGGATACCCTGCATTATCCATTAAATAATATGTGATAATCTTATTGATATTATTAATCGGCGATGACCCAACTAATACATATAATAAATTGCGACTCAATTGGATATTAATAGATATATCATTTATTAAACAGTATGTATAATATGAACCTATAAAGTTGTAGAGTTCATATGTACGAGCGTGAATATCGGGATATTTATTAATTAAATTTTCATTGATTTCATCATATTTTCTTTGAAGTGTGATTAAATGCTCATTTGTCGATATTTGTTCTGCACTGTAACCAGGTATATTCATTTTAAATGTATTCAGTTTAAATCGAGAATTTATTATATAACGACCACTTCCTTCAACACTTTCTACAAAAATTTTATTATTTTTTTGACTATCTCTATTACTCGTATCTGGATAGCCAAGACCGCAAAAATCTTTTATTTGTTCGGCTAATTTACTCATAATTTCTCTAGATACTCCACCTTGATCTATGCCTGCTCCAAAAAATAGGTTCTGAATCATATAAAATGGTTCACCTTTCACTTTAAAGAATGTAGCTTTCTTAGATGGTTCAAGGTCAATCCAATAATTATAAATAAAAGGAAGTATATTCGTAGGATCTAATTCTTTTATTTTCATTTTAGCGTTATAATCTTGCGGTGCTCTTGGTATTCTTAAATGTGATAATACAAGTCTTTTAACATCGGGAATAATAGGACAACTTGCATTTGGTTTTGTTCTTTCAGATATTTCGGGTAAAATAGTTTTGGAACATATACGTAACATTAATTTACCTAGTTTTTGAAATGGACCTCGTGTATCTGCTATATGTTGAAATGTTAATTTACAATTTTTAAGAATACCTGGTATATGTTTCGTATGTGATCTATCTTCGCTATCCGATGATGTCTTCCGCGGAGAACTAGGATGCCCGGGACCGTTGGCTGGATGCCCGGGACCGTTGGCAGGGTCAGGATGTTGTGCAGGTCCGTTTCTATTATTTACAATACGATTACGATGTCTTGGTGTTGTAAAATTATATAAATCAGGTAAAATGTTTCTATATTCGTTCATAACTTGATTGATTATAATATTGACAGGAAGTAAAGGTAATCTATTTTGTTGGCTATGTGTTCTAAATGATATCATTCCAAATTCTCTTGCGTTTTCTTGCATTTCATTACTTCCACGCCATGTATATTCATACAGATAATCTCCTAATCTCGATGCAGCAATATCAGTTTGCTCATTTATAATTAAATTTCGCTCACGGGAACTATAATTATGTATATCAGAACTTATTGTATGATTAAGAGTACGAGCTGCATTTTCATATTCTACCAAAGCGTTATTTATACGATTCACGTGATATTGTATTGTAGCAGCATTTGGATTCCGTCTCGAATGAATAGATGGATCTATTGGCATGAACGTATATTATATTAACATAGTAAAAAATAAATGAATAATAATATAAGTTAAAATAATAGGAGTTTATTACAAGATGACCGTTATAGAGGGCATTCAAGTGAATCATCATACACTTGAAAATGAAGTCAAAGCTGCTATTATTAATAATGACCCTATTGAAGATAAATTAAATGTAATTATGGTTATATCAAATCCTTGCAATTTTAGAAGACGCATTGTACTTGCAAAAGAGTTTATTACAAGAATGGAATTTGAAGAAAATATAGAATTATATATCGTTGAACTTGCATACAATAATGAACCTTATTATGTTACAGAAGAAAACAATAAAAATCATTTACAATTAAGAACAAAAACACTTCTTTGGCATAAAGAAAATATGATAAATCTCGGTATAAAGAAGTTACTTCCATCTGACTGGAAAGCAGTAGCATGGATTGATGCCGATGTAGAATTTGATGCTCCATTTTGGGCAGAAAATGCACTAAAAGTTCTTAATGGTTCTCGCGATATAGTACAACTCTTCTCACATTGTGTAGATATGGATCATGAACAGTATGCTATGCGAATATTTCAATCTTTCGGATTTCAATATAACAAAGGACTAAAGTATACAAAAGGTGGCGTAAATTACTTTCATCCAGGATACGCTTGGGCAATGACACGTAAAGCCTATGAAAAAATTGGAGGTCTCTATCAATATGGCATCCTCGGAAGCGGCGATTTTAATATGGCACTCTGCTTTCTGGGAAAAGGTATTGAAACTGTAAATCGCGGTGAAACAGAGGCATATAAAACTTCCGTTTTAGAATATGAAAAAAATGTAAAAAGATTACGGGTTGGATATGTACCAGGAATTATTCGCCATTATTACCATGGAAGCAAAATCAATAGAAACTATAATACTCGCTGGAAAATTCTGATTGATTATAATTATAATCCAGATGAACATATAACAACCGATGAAAATGGTCTTATTGTACCTACACCACAATGTCCGAAAGAAATGCTTCGAGAGATTAATGACTATTTTTATAGTCGAAAGGAAGATGAATGAATAGCCGCGATATGCGCATATAAAGATAAATTTAGTATATTAGTATATTTAGTAATATATTGTTCAATGGATATGGATATGGATGTAGATGTAAATAATGATAATATATTGAGAGAACATATTTATGATATAGAAATACAATCTGTAGATCCTTCTATACAAAATCCTGAAGGAATAAATATTCAATTGAAACCTCATCAACTTACTGCATTGCATAAAATGATTTTAATGGAAAAATATGGGAAAGTCTATTACAATGTAGAAGATCCCTCTATACATGTAAGTGATATACATTCTCGTAGAAATATAACAATTAAAGGAAATTTTAACATTAAAAGTAATGTTGGAATACTAGGAGATATTGTAGGATATGGGAAAACTTTAACAGCACTCGGGATAATAGCGGCAAACAATATTACCCCACAACAAACGACAGCCACGACAGCTACGACAGGTACGACAGGTACAACAGGTACGACAGCCACGACAGGTACGACAGCTACAACGGTTACAACAGCAAATGGCGAAAGTGTGCAAAGCACAGGACAACAGCAAAATGGCGGCATAACAGAAGAAATGGCACCCCAAGAAGTGCATCAGCAAAACGGCGGTGTAATAAAAGGAAGTATCTATCAGGATAATGAAATGGTATATAGTTATAACAGTCGTAATTATTCTAATTTCACAGCTACATGTGAGAAGATAGATACTATTGATAATAATCGGTATATAAAAAGTACACTGATTGTTGTACCTCGAGGGCCTGTATATGTACAATGGGAGAATACAATTAAAAATCATACACGACTTAAAGTTCTTTCACTTGATTCACTACCAACTATTCGCAGATATTGTCCTGCAAGTGGTTCATCTGTTCAAGTTATAAAAGCATTTTTTGAAAAATATGATATTGTCCTCGTTAAAAATACGGCACTCAAGACTTTAATGGAACACTATGAAACACCATCATATATCAATCATCCAATTGTTGCTTGGTCACGCATAATGATTGACGAAGCTCACGATATTATTTCCAAAATGCCAATATTCTCTTTCAGATTTATGTGGTTAATATCAGGGACATATACTTCTATTATTAACAGAGCATATGGTTCTAGGTCACAGATGTCATATGCTATTCGTGATCTTCTTACTGAAGAAAGACTAAATCTAATATTAATAAAAGGTCAACAGGCTTTTGTAAAATCGTCTTTCAATGTTCCACCTCCTATTGAACATTCTTATTTATGTGCACTTCCTTCAAATATTGCAGCACTTCAACCTTTCTTAAATTCTAATATACGAGAAATGATTAATGCAAATGATATTAAAGGTGCTATTCGAGAAATGGGAGGAACCAACGAAACTGAAGATGATATTTTACATCTCGTAACGAGAGAAATTGAAAGAGAAATAAATAATAAAACACGTGAAATTCAATTTTATAATGACCAAGATATACCGATTGACCAGAAAGAAGTGCGCATTTCTTCTCTTAATATTGAAATCGGTAAATTAAATGAAAAAATGAAGAATGTTCGTGAAAGAGTATCTATGTTAGCTGACAAAAATTGTTCTATATGTTATGAAAACTTGAAGAGTCCCATCCTTTTGCCATGCACCCATGTATTCTGTGGTGGATGTTTGTTGGTATGGATGAGAAATGGAAATAATTGCCCAGAATGTCGCGCCCCTATAGAATCGCGCGGTCTCGTTGCAATTGTTAAACAAGAAGAAAAAACGGAAACTGATACACGCCCCGTTATATTAAGTAAAGAAGATACACTTCTTAAATTATTAAATGATAAACCAAATGGGCGTTTTTTGGTATTTTCACGCGTTGATAATGGTTTTTGGAGACTCGCCAATTTATTGCGTAATAATAATATACCATTTAGCGAATTAAAAGGTTCCACATCGCAAATGATGCGTATCCTTGAACGTTTCCGCAATGGAGAACTTCGTATTATATTATTAAACACATATTATGCAGGAAGCGGTATCGATATTTCATGTGCAACTGATCTCGTTCTATTTCATAATATGGGAATCGATTCAGTTCAAGCTATTGGACGTGCACAACGAGTAGGCCGTACACAACCATTACATATACATACACTTATGTATTCAACAGAAACACAATAGAGACTCCGCACTAGACACGAGACTCCACACAATAGATATTCGCTAGAGACTACCTCGCGATAATAGACACACACGTATTATTTATTTATATTTTTTTATATATTTTTTTATTTTTTAACAGTTTTTACTAAACTAAACATATTGCAGATACTCTGGCATATTTTGACTTAATGCTCTTCGCAGTTTTAATTCATTATTTAAATATCTACATTGATGAATTCCGTACCATTGATGATTCGATTTTGGTAATTTAATATCTTTTTTTGTATATGCTTTCATAAACGCAAATATTTCATTCTTATATTGCTCTATTCTTTTGGGATGTATCGTTTCATGTATTAAATCTGCAAATAAATCTGGTATAAGTATATCATTTAATAATAAACATGTAACATTATAACTATCATTATATAAACAACTGATATCTACTGGATATAATGTAGTTATTTCTATACTATTATATATTAACTCAATTATATTCTTATTGTTTTCTCCGTGATCAAACGTTGATCCATACAGTCTTATATTATTTATATACTCTATCGGTATAGATAACTTAAGATCATTTCTATTTAATATCTCATATGACATAGATAATACAATAAATTGAATATCTACGTCAACCACGTCAACCCTAGCCGCCGTAGCCGCCATTGTTCTATGTATAAACTATGTATAAATTATAAAAGAGTCCTGTCGTTAAATACTTTTATCTTTCTTCTTTTTGTTTAGTAGTTAGGTACTATGACTTCAAATACCGCAAAAATAAATACATATGTATCAATGAAAAATGTAGCAGCATCTTTACCGCAAATTCAAAATGTATCTTTTGCTGGATATAGCAACTATAATGTTTTCTCTCTGAAATATCTGTCTACCCTAGGCCTCAATGTTTCCAACAATTATTATGATTCTTATTTTCAAAATGTAGCTATTTTATGCCACTTTGATAGTTTCCCACTCATCGACTCAAGTGTCCTTAAAAATACATTTACTATACCACTCACAAACGCTCCAACTATATCCACCTCCATCAAACAATACGGCGCAGGCTCTTTATCTTTACCTTCAGTATCTTCATATATATATGTCCCAACGTCTGCATCCCTATCGCTTGGTTCAGCAGATTTTACAATGGAATGTTGGATATATCCAACGGGAACCGGAACTATTATGACAAATACTATATCGTCAACAATAACTGCAAATACTTGGTCATTATCTCTAAATTCTAGTAAATATTTAGTTTTTACATATTATAATACAAGTACTACTATAGTTACAGGAGGAACAACTGTTATCGCTACATCTACCTGGACAAATATTGCAGTATCCCGCAATAACGGAAATCTCTATCTATTTGTAAATGGAAAAATAGTCCAAACCGCTACATTATCCCCACTTACAGTTGCATTTGACGCAGGTTCAGCGCCATTTTATATAGGCAGTCCTGTAAGTCCAACAGGAGTCGGAATCACAGGAAATATTGATGAATTTCGCCTTACTCTCGGATATGCAAGATATATAGCTACATATACAATTTCAAATTTACCTTTTTCAGATAATAATAAAGGAAAAACCGTAAACTATGATCCCTATTTTCAAAATGTCTCACTCCTCTTACACTTTGAAAAACAAATTGATTCAAGTCTTAATAACTATCCTATTACATATTCTCCATCTGCATCTCCGACTTCACCTGTAAACACTATCAGTAAAGGAATCGGAACCAATACAACATGTGTACTTACTCTATCGAGTACATCTACTTATGCAAAAACTACAAATTCTATTATTTCACTTGGAACTCAATCTTTTACCATCGAAGGATTCATCTATTTATCTACACCTCAACCAGCGACTTCATTTATTATTGGTAATACTGCTGGAACATCCTATGGTATGAATAACTGGAGAATAGGCTTATCATCAACTGCTGCGCCATTCTATATAACTTTCACTGTCTATAACAATAATCCTGCTAGTCCATCTACTGCATTAATTATAGCTACAAAACAAATAGTAGTATCTACTTGGACTCATTTTGCTGTCGTTCGAAATGGGTCTACTTTTAATATGTTTATAAATGGAATTCTAGATACTGGCGCAAGCGCTATCGCAACATCGTCGGGTTCACTCGACGGCAATATAATAAGTCCAATATCTGTCGGTTCTGATGCGACCTTCTATTTCAATGGTTCTATTGATGAAATTCGCATTACTAAAGGTATTGCTCGGTATACTCGCAATTTCGTAACGCCTACTCTCCCTTTCCCATCAGGCGTATCGCAAACTTTATTATCTCAATTTAAAGGAATCGGGAATCTCTATACACCTATATTATATTTAGATGCAAATGTTGGCGTCGGAACAACTACATGGACAGACCAAAGCGGAAACGGAAATAATTTTACTATATCCAATCCAGTCGTTACCCCAATAATAAGTACTAAAAATTCATTTAATTATATAAATTTCAGCTCCTCTTCTGCAAGTTCTGTAAGTTCTGCAAATGGAATCCCACTTGCATTAACAACAACCGCGCCATCATTGTATATAGGCGCAACATATATAGTCTTTACACAAATACAACCAAGTACCGCATCTATACGCACACTGTTCGGAGGCGTCTCGGGAACTGGTACATATCCAACAATTGTATCCATAAATACTGGTACAAATTATCTTGGATCAATAAATGCGTCAGGTACTTTTTTACCTTTAACAGATGGAACAAATAATCCCAATTTCGATATATCTACACTTCCATTCGCATCATCGGGATATAATATGCTCGTTTTCAAACAAGGAACGTCAACATCCCTATCTCCTGGATTGTCTTTTAAATATAATAATCAATCTTCATTAAATTATTACAGTTCTACATCTTCAACGTTAAGTACTCCATTATATTCTATTGGTGGTCTTAACTCTGGTGCCGCGTCGCAATATTGGGGAAACATCGGCAATGTACTCGTATACAATACTCTATTGTCTGATTCACAAATTAATGATATTTATAATAGATTCTCTTATAGATTTATATATAATACTCTCCCATTATCTGCAATTACTATTAGCTACAATGTTATTAGCACAACTTCAACTCAGATTACTATCGCTACACCAGGAACAACTTCTACAAATCTATCAGTCGGCTCTGTCATACAGTTCAGTAATATACCTGCCACACAGACAACCCTCAATTCAACCACTTATTATTATGTATACAGTATCGCCCCACTAATACAATCATCACAATCGTATACTACAACCGTCATAACTATAAGTTCTACACTAAATACGACTGCTTTACCAGTAGTATCAGGCAGTCAGATTACTACTATTACAACTGTCGCAAGTTATTATACTTCTATGACAGTTGCAAATATATTTACAATAATAGCTACAATTGCTGGTTCAAATCTTCTACAAATATCTACATCCTCTGGTTTTGCCATAAACACTACATATCTACAAGTCGGTATGCAAGTACAATTCTCATCATCAATTGGTGGAATCATTTCATCCACAACATACTATATTACGAGTATTAATGATTCCCTCACTTTTACCGTGAGTGCATCATATAATGGACAAAATGTACAACTATCATCTGTTACAGGCGGTTCCGCGAATATGACTGTTACAAGTACTTACGTAATACTAAATACAAGTGCATGCGGAAATGTAATTACTTGTTTAAATACAAACTATTTAATAGTGGGTACTCCTGTTGTCTTTGGTACATCAATTGGAGGCCTATCGACCGGAACAGTAACATCATCATCAATTAGTGGAATAATATATTATGTTAAAAGTGTCTTATCTACAACTACATTTACAATTACAACTACAGCCGGTGGAAGCGGCGGCACAGTCCTTCCTATTACATCCACAAACTGCTGTATGTTATTAAATACAAATGGCTTGACATCATATTACAGTGGAGAATCTGCAACTGTCATCACGAGCGGCGGAAATAGTACTTTTACTTGGAAAGATATGAGTCAATATAATGCCCAAATAACTCCTACAAATAATATTACAGTATCTAGCACAGTATCGAGCAATGTAAATATATATACCTCTAATAAAATTGACTCACTCGGTAATATTATACCAGGACTCAATTCCTTTAAATACCTTGGAGGAACGACAACTACAGTAATACCATTCCCTTTACCATTTAAATATGGATCGTATACAATAATATGGGTCGCGAGATATGCAGGTATTAAAATAAATCCCGGTGGCATTGACGGCAGTGCGGCAACTTTTGGGTCTATATTTACAAGCACTGATAATACTTGGATATCTGGTTTTAATGGTATTCCACTTCTTAATTTAGCGCAATCGGGATATGCACAACATGGAACGAGTTGGACACAATATAATTCTACATTGCCATTTTCACAAGCCCCGTATGATTCATGGCTCATTGGTGTTGACCAAACAAACCTCTTTAGAGTTAATGGAATTACAGTCATTTCCAGTGGACAAAATACAGTGCCAACAGGAAATTTTAGTATGACTGTTAATGGCAGCAGCAGCGGCAACGGCGGAATACCATCAGATTGGATAATCGCATCGGTTATGTCTTTTAATTATGAACTTTCTCTCTCTAATATCTTAACCATGGAAGCATGGCTCTCTAAAAAATATACTATTCCTATAAAACCATGTATTCTCGATAATATATCATCAGCATCTACAAATTGCACAGGAGCATATGCACTCTTCTTAATATCAAACACATACATCGGCCCAACTCTTAATATCAGACGGTCCTCTGACAATGCAACTATGGATTTCTATGCTGATATTAATGGTAATTTAGGTTCGGGATACAATGCATCTGGACAATCCCTCGCATCTTGGCTCAATTCCGCAAATGTAGCTAATATGATTGCATATATCACTACGTGGTATGACCAATCTGGAAGCGGCAATCACGCAACGCAACCAACAACCACGTCACAACCAGTATATGATTTAATAAATAATTACGTTGATTTTACTCCGTTAACTCCGTCAAAATTCTTTAAATTACCTGATGGAACTGTACCATCTGCGAATTCATCATATACTGTTACAGTACGCTATAATACAGTAAATTCTACTGCTTTATCTATAGCACCATTTCTAAGTTCGGGGCCATCTACGGCAACAACTGGTACACCATCCGCAAATATATTCGCAGTTGCTAGAACAGGGTCGACCACAGGAGGTTCATATGTAAATTATTGGACAACATCGGCAATTACAAATTATGTTTCTTCTTCTGATTCAAATATTAATGTAATAAATGTTAATCCAACAACAGTTACATTTAAATATACAACGGGCGCAGGTACTACGCCAAGTATATATGTAAATACTCTTTCTACAACTACCAGTACAACAAGCACAACAGGTACTACACGAGCAAGCACAACTGCAAATAATTATATAGGATGTGATTCACTCGGAACAAACTTTTTAAATGGACAATTATATTATTTATGTATATTTAATAATTCATTAAGCTACACAGATAGATCTACTTTAGAAGGCGCGAATCCAAATAATATACCGCCAGTAATAACATCCTTACAAGCCTATAATGCAAGTTATACGAGTTTCCAGATATCATGGAATAAAGTACTCTTTCCTACAAATTATGTACAGATATCTTGGAAAGGCACAGATGGCACAAATACCACATCAAGCGCAACACCAATAACTATCTATAATAATGTTACATCATATTCTCTCACAGGATTAAATACAAATACGATATATACTGTAACAATTACACCATATACATATATACAAAATATGAATTATAATACAAACCAAAATACTCTTGATGCAAATACAACAATAGCTACAAACGCAGGTCCTCCGGCAAGCGTATTGATAACAACATTGTCCCCCACAATTATAAATTATACATCATATAGCCCTTCACTCACAAGTTTCAGTTATCCATTCATAACTTCACCCGGATGTAGTTCTTTTACAATATCATGGACTGATACAACTCCTGGACATACTGGAAGTGGTTACGGAAATTTAGCGCCAAATTCTGTTAAAATTGCAAATCCTACTTCAAATTTGTATCCACCATATATTATTAATAATATCATTTCAAATAATACTCTCGTTTGTAGTAATCTAAATGGATTATCGGTAGGTACCACAGTTCAATTTTACGGAACCGTATTTGGTGGAATAACTGCTACAACCACTAATATTATACAAAATTATACTATAGCATCTTTGCCATCATCCACACAATTTACGGTAAATACTATACCTTCATCTTCATTTACATTAACGCCAGGATACGGAGCAATGCTTATGTCACAAATATATACATGCACAACCGGCACAAGTTCTGGTAATATACTCTATTTAAATACGTCGACACCTCTAGTTACACCTAGTGGAATATATAGTGGTGCAATGGTAAGTTTCTCTCCCGCGTGTGTCGGCAATACACTCTTTAGTTCTTCTTCGTTATTATTATATTCAAGTTATTATGTTTATTCAATATCAGGAAATCAAATTTCTATAGTAAATAACGCCGCATCTACAACTCCTGTAACAATATATCCTTCTACATATAGTATTTCTGCAATAAGCGTAAGTACATTTACACACTTCGGTATAACTACAACATTATATAAAGGATCTGCTATACAATTCAATGGAATACCAGGAGGAGTTACTGGAATAACCGCAAATACTATTTATTATGTAGTAAGCGTAACAGTAGGTGCATCTACTACAACTTTTACAATATGTGCATCACCTTCACCGACGACTACACCACTTATATCACCTGGTGGGACTTTTAGCGGAAATACTATGACTGTTTCACTTATTATATATATGTCTTCAGGATATTTTTCTTCACCAACTAATTTAACAGCACTTGATACTTATAGCGTAACTGTTACACCTTATACGAGTGCACAAATACCAATAGCAGCTAACCCATTTGTATTGGCAATAACTATGGCAAAGAGATATACAATGCCTACCTTAACTTTACAATCAGGTTTATCGAGTCCCACTAATTTATATTACAATGTAACTACTCAAGATACATTACCATCAACTCCTGCAATTACTTGGTCATTCACAATTACATATTCTGGAAGTTCGAGTGTCAATGGAACTGTAACATTAAATGGCTCGACGCCTCCAAATCCAACCGCAGCTAATACGCCATATACATTAATAGGAAATACTACATATAGTTTACAATTATTGGCATCAGGCTTCGCCGCAGGCATATATTCAAACACTTCTTATTCACAAGTAATAACACAGACAACACAAGTTGCTACAATTACATTCGCATTTAGCGGTACCACATTTAATACATTCACAATAACATGGACAAATAGTGGATTCCCACTTGGAAATTCTAGTTATCCAACAACTTCGAGTATCTCAGGAAATCTAATAATTTCAACCTCTTCGACGTATTCTGGTGCATCTGGTGCAAACTCTGTTTTATGGACATCAGCTTCAGCATCTTCTATTACTCTAAACAGTGCATCAGGATCACTTAAACCAACATCAATATCAGGTTTAGTATTACCCGCAATACCCACGACATTCTATGTGTATTTTAGTGTTCCCGCAAATACATATAATAATACATCGACAACCACTGCTTATCAATCAAGTTCATATTCAACGAGTTCATTAACTTCTGCATCACTTTCAGTTTTATGTTCAGTTTCAACTAGTGCGGCGGCATTATCATATAATACAGCCACTATTACATGGACAAACACGGGATATTCTTCTACATCTGCAACTTTAATTATTAGCACTCAAAATAGTTATGTTAGTGCAACGTCGAATTATGTTAAAATTGTAACCATTAATGATATTACAGCAAGCCCCACATCATATACATATAATGCTTCAGGATTAACTTCTGTTACAACATACTATGTATATATAACTATAGCGGCGAATTCATATAATAATAATACAATAAGTACATATACTTCTAATTTTACAACAAATCCATATATTACAATAAGTTCTCCAAGTTCTATAACATTCAATGGAGTTACAATCAGTTGGACAAATTATGGATATTCTTCTCCTACATCTGCAACTATATATATAAGTACTGTTACTAATGCCAATTCACCTGTATTTAATGCATCTATTAATATTGCAAGCCCCACAACATATTCTACAACAGCTTTAGCAAGTAATCAACTCTATTATGTTTATATTACTATAGGTTCCGTTACATTTCCATTATCAGGAACCGTATCTTTTACTACATTAGTAACACCTACATTTACATTTACAGGTTCATCGGCAACATATAATTCAGTTACTTTTAACTATACATTAACAGGATATAGTTTATTTACATATTATATTTACGATAATAATGGTAATCAAGTTACAAATGGTAATCAAGTTACAAATGGCACAAGTACAACTCAAGCATCAGTATCATCATTAAATTCTGGGGAATTATATTATATTATAGTTTATATTATTGATAATAATGATGGATATGGTAACAATACAGGTATTCCTTATGGAGGTAATGACGGATATTCACAAGTTACAACTTTACAAGGAAGTTTCCAATTTATATCATGTTCTACTAATATTGATGGAAATGGTATATATGTACAATTTAATTATAGTATAGTTGGATATCCCATATCTACTGTATATGTTTATAATCTGAATGGTACTCAATATACTGTTACTTATAATGGAAGTACTGCATACTGCTATGTATCTCCTGCTACTTATTATTATATTATAATAACAACGAACAGTAGTATATGGGGGCCTGATAATACATATAATGGATATAATACCCAAAATGGATATATTACTTCTGATAGTTACGGAAGTGTATCTTTCAATAGTCCAAGTTCATCATATTTTACTGCATCATTCCCATTTACAGTTTCACATTTTGATTTATCAGACAATGGGTCATACTATCAATTAATTGATTATTCGGCAAACAAAGCAGTTATTAGTACAACGAATTTTACAAATTCAGATCAGACTGGTTTATCATTTAACAATCTTACTCCAGGACATCAATATAATATATATGTTTACATTAATCGCAATCAATATAATATTAATCATGTAATAGGTTTAAATCCTTATGTTGGTAATCAAGTAACAACTACAGGTATTCCCCAGGTTTCTAGTTTAAGTGCAAATGCAACAAGTTCATCATCTATTACTGTATCATGGGGTGCTTTTGAGACTAATTACGGAGGCTATATAGTTATTTATAATACAGGAAACGGCACAAATTCAGGAAATCAAACTTCTCAAGGCGGTAACTATCAGTTTAATTCATTGGCTGCAAGTACTAATTACCTTTTTACACTAACACCGTATATAACTAATAATGGCACTGCATATGCTGGACCTTCATATTCTACCGCTGCTAATACACAACAAGCTATAGTAGCAAATGGACAAGCACGAATTGCCCCGTTATCAGGTGTAAATAGCGGTAACACTTTTGGTGGATATTCTATTGGATTATTTAATGCAAATCCATCAAATCCATATTATGGCTATTCTGGTTATCTAGCATATTTATACGGATATACGTATTTATATTATTTTATTATTTCTTCATCTTTTCAGAATGGCCCATCTTTATTTACTTCAGATGGCACTAATATTATTTATACGTTGACTGACATAGGAGGTGGATATAATAATAATAATGGTACATGTAGTGGATTATTAGGTACGAATGATGCAAATGGATGTGGTTCAAATGGGGCATGGATAAAAGTATTTATTTCAAATACGGGTACCGGTTTAGGAGTTGTTTTTACGCAATTTGCTACAATTTGTAATTATACAGATAATTACAATCCAATAAAATATATTAAAATTTTCGGTTCTACAAGTGGTAATAATGGAGACTGGACATTATTAGCATGGTGTGATGCATCATATTCTTTTGGTAGAAATCCTAGTCCTTATAATTATTCAGTTTTCTATTTTCAAAAAACAGGAACATATAATTATTATTTAATTGTAATTACTGATATTCTACCCGGATATGGTAATAATGGAAGACTAACAAACATGTTTCTTGCGTAAACGTTTCTGTTCTTTCTATCAATCAATTATCTCGAATCTTTGCGATTTCACTTCTTTAATCATAATATATTCCTTTTTTTAAGAGAGTGGTATGTCTTCAAATACCCTTAATGTATCATTAACTTCGGTAAAAATGTCGAGTCTTCGACAAGCATTTAATAATTTCGGTGATGCATTCAATCTAGGTTCAGTACGCGGAAAAGCATCTTCTCTCCCCGGCCTAGGCAG